TCCGGTTTCGTCTCTAAAGGCGAAATGGGATAGTCATGTTGGGAACCAGTAGATCGAGCGGGAAGTCCAGCTTGCTCAGAGAAATATCTGAGAAGCATAGACCAACCTTCGATCCTTTTAGTAACTGGCTTCGTGCAAACGTCCCAGACTCTGTATTGCTGCTTTTGCAGCTCTACATTGGTTCTGCGACGNTTTGGACGTCCATACTCAGGTACGGACCACAAGCTCGGACAGGTTAATCCCATGTCCTTGCTCGGTATTTCTCCATATGTATGGAGGAGTAGTTCTACGATATAATCGTAGACGTGGTAGTACCGTTTAGACCAGAAGGAATTCGCGTAAGCGACCCAACTGGTATAAACGTCAGGGCTGCGTGATGGTGACCAGACAGTGCGTAACCGCACGGGAGTGACGTCGATGCCCTTGAAAGCATCTGTGCCACACGATTCTCTAAAGAATCCACTGGTGCAACTCTTATCGCGGTTAACTAGTAACCCAAACGACTCGAGGTGTTTGATTGCGTCTGCGGCGTAAGCCGTTGGTACAATCACATCATCACCGTACACTAAGATACCCTCACGGGTATCTGCGTCAGGAGCGCCAGCAGTGAGAATCGCCCAAACAGTAAGAGCCAATATAGGGAAGCATAAAGCACTTCCCATTGGAGCGAACTTTTTGAGCGTGATTATCTCACCGCTAGGTAACTCTGTCGACAAACTCCTACATGCATCCAAGTACTCATATATATGAGGAGGAAACAGTAGGCGAACAAGATCAACCGAAACGCGATCCGAGGCCTCTTTAAGGTCAAGGGTCGCGTACTCACCATATTTAGAGCCCAATAAGGCTCCAAATCTGTTGGGTAGTTGATCTGTGAAGTGGATGTTGAACTTTGTGAGTTCAATACTCTCCACATGATCGACGATTGCCCGTCCAAGTCCTTGCTGAATCCATTGGTAATCCACTGGTTCAGCAGAGATAAGGCGCGGGCCGCGAGAGTCCTTCGGCACGAGTACAACTCGGGCAGGAAGACTCTTATCTGATAGGTTTGAAAACCTATCAAACCAATCGCAGACATGTCCACCGGATGCACAAAAATATGCATCTAATGGATACATCTGAGTGATACGATCAGCAATATTAGTCCAGCGAAACTTATCCCAAGGAAGTTGCTTGGTAGCAACTGCCCCGGGTCCGTGACGCGGATTAATATCAAGCGGATCAAAATAAGCGAAAACACAACTTAAAAGTGTTTTGGCTTCGTGTGCTACTTCTAACGGAGAATTCGCTTTATAGCGGTAACTCCGAGAGTCGTAGCAAGCGTGAAGATCCCTTTCAAGAGATTGAAAGGTACCTTCAAGGGTCGTAAGGTCTTCTTCGGTTTTTTTGAAACTGGAGAGGACTGATTGTTGCTGTTCATCGTTATACGGGAGTTCGTACTTGTAAAACAAGTTACAGAAGTCCCTGATAATGCTGACGCATTTGTCACACGGAGTTGGAAGGATAGCACCGTCTGGTGCAAAGACATGCGAAAAAAGTTCACCTAGAAATCTAGGCAACTTACTACCTGGAAGGGTTTTGAAG